GGGATTAGCAGAGCATCCGGCATTCCAGCATCATTTGTATCTGCTGAAACTACTTCAATGACTTATTCAAATATGACAGCCGAAAGAAAAGCATTAATTGATTTTTCATTACGACCAATCTTGACAGCGATTGAGCAACGCCTATCTGCCGCGGATTTCTGCCCCAACGGCATAGAAACCCGTTTCGACATCGATGACTTTTTGCGTGGCTCAGCATTAGAGCGTGCGCAAGTTTATGAAATATTAAACCGCATCGGCGCGATGAGTGTCGAACAAATCCAAGAGGAGGAAGACTTAATCCGATGAAGATTAATTTCCCAATTGAAATAACAGCTGCCGACACCAACAAGCGCACAATCTCAGGAAAGATCGTTACATGGGATGAGCAAGGATCAACAAGTGCCGGATTAACTGTTTTTGAAAAAGATTCAATTGATTTTTCAAAACCCGTCAAATTATTGCTTGAGCATCAAACAACAAAGCCTTTAGGTAAGTTAATTGACATAACAGCAACAGATAGTGGCTTAGAAGCCACATTTCGTTTGGCTAAAACTTTTAGAGCCGATGATGCGCTTGAGGAAGCTGCTACTGGGCTTCGTGATGGTTTTAGCGTAGGCGTAAAAATTAATGAATGGAAAAATGAAGAAGGCGTGTTAAGAATTAAGTCAAGCACACTTCAAGAAGTTTCACTCGTTACAGATCCAGCAATTGATAGCGCAAGAGTCGCTGAGGTTGCAGCTAGTGAAACATCAACAGAGAATTCCGAAGCAACCGCTGAGGATACAACAACAGAGGAGAACAAAGTGTCAGAGATTACATCTGAGGCTCCTATCGCGACCGAAGCGGTAGAAGCGGCACAAGCTCCAACTGTAACTGCTCAATATGTGGCATACACAAAGCCACGCGTAAATGAGAATGTTACAGCTGGACAATATGCAGCAGCACAAATCCGAGCTATTCAAGGCGATACAGATGCACGCGATTTAATTGCAGCATTACAAATTGCAACAACAGGCGAGAACACAGGAATGGTTCCACCTAATTACCTACGCGATGTAATCGGAGTTATCGATTCATCTCGCCCATTTATTGATTCAATCGAGCGCGCTCCACTCCCACCAAGTGGTCTTAAGGTGTTCACGCCTGTGCTTGGAAATCAGGCAATCGTAGGACAAACTGCTGAGGGTGTAGAGTTTGCATCACAAGACACAGCAGTAACATTTCAAGAGGACACAATCGTAAAATTTGCCGGTGCAAATGTTGTCAATGTTGAACTTCTTGATCGTTCAGACCCATCATTCTTGGATCTATTAATTCGTGAACTTGCTGCATCATACGCACAAAAGACAGATGCTTATGCAGCTAAGATCGCATCAGAAGCAGCAGCAGGATCATCAGGATCAACAATTTATGCAGCAATTGCTGATGGAATTGCAGATGCTTATGGCGTTATGCGCTTCACACCTAACCGCTTGATGGTTGCTCCTTCAGGTGGCGAGGATGGCATCGACTTCGCTGGATTACTTGGCGCAGTTGCAGATGGTCGTCCACTATTCGCAGCAGCAGCTCCACAAAACGCAGCTGGCTTAATTACACAAGGTTCAACAAATGGAACAGTCGCAGGACTTGATCTAGTTGTAGATCCTAACTACACAGGTGATAATGCAAATGTTAAGCACGCATTAGTTTACCCATCAGCAGCTATGAGATTCCACGAGTCAGGAACATTTGATATTCGTGCAAATATCGTTGCTAACGGCCGTGTTGAAATCGGTCTTTATGGTTATGTCTGCGCAGTAAATCGTTACCCAGCAGCATTCCGTAAATTATCAGTAGCTTAATTTAACTGAGTGCCTGAGGTTGCTCCCGATCTCAGGCATCCATTAATGGGAGTAAGGAGATGACATGCCAAGTATAATTACAGCCACCGAGTTGAGATCTGTGCTTGGTGTGTCATCATCCTTGTATAACGATGCTTACTTAAACCAAATTATTGACACCGCAGAAACAGTTATTCTGCCAATGCTAGTTACATTCAAAAGCCCTATTCAAAAAGTGTCGCTGACTGATAATGTCGCCACTTTTACTACACTAGGAATACATGAATTTACCGAAGGACAATCAGTTGTTATCACAGGATGCGGAACACCTTACAATGGAACAAGAACAATACTTGCAGACAATCTTGGCGAGTATACCTTCTCAGCTGCAATCACAAATGCCGACATCAATGAAGCAAATGTTATTCCAAGTGGAGTTGCCACTTTATCTGGAGCATCAACTTATGTTGGAAACGCAGCTGTTCAGTCAGCCGTTTACACAGTTTCAGTAGAAGTTTTTCAAGCAAGACTTGCAGGTGGTGGACAGATCGAAGGCGTTGATTTTACAGCCACACCATTTAGAATGGGTCGATCATTATTTAACAAATGTGTTGGTTTGCTTGGCTCATATATGGACACCGAAAGCATGTGTCAGTAAATGCCTAACCAAACAATCCTTGAGCAGGTTCGCACACCTTTAGCAACTGCATTATCTAGTGTTGCAGGAAATGTTTATGCTTTCGTTCCTGAAAGTATAATTCCGCCTGCCGTGGTAGTCGTTCCAGATAGTCCTTACCTTGAATTTGAAACAATTAACAAATCAAACATTAGATCAAAAGTCAACATGACTATAACTGTTGCAGTTGCATATAACAGCAATCCTGCATCACTCGACAATATCGAGCAATTAATAATAAGTGTTCTGGCAGTAATTCCGGCAGGATATATTGTCAGCTCGGTCGAAAGACCAACAGTCACCACAGTCGGAGCATCGACTTTGCTTATCGCAGATGTTCGAGTATCTACCTACTACACACGCACAGTCTAAGGAGAAATAATCATGGCAACAGTAGTCATAACTGGTCGCGATATTTCGTTGTCTTTTTCAGGTGGAACAGACATCGAAGCGCAAGCAACCAGCGCAGTTTTAACAAAGGTTAATGAGCGTCAGACTTATCAAACACTTGATGGCGAGGCTTATAAGACCACAAACATTTCAGGAACATTTGCATTATCAATGTTGGCTGATTGGGGCAAGGCAAACTCAGTTTGTGAGGCTCTATGGACAGCAGCAGAAACCGCTCCAGATACAGACATTTCAATTACTCTTACAGCTGCAACCGGAGCGCAATTTGTGTTCCCAGTAAAGCCAGAGTTCCCAACAGCCGGTGGATCAGGAATTGATGCACAAACTGTTGATTTTGAATTTACTGTTTCAGGTGGAGCAGTAACCGAAACATTTAGTTAAGAAATAGAACCGGGAGCAAAAAATGAAGTTAGCACTTACAATTACATATAACTCAGGCGAGGAAGTGACAGTCGTTGCCCAACCGCCTGAGTTTGCTCGTTGGGAAAAGGAAACAGGAAAAGTCATAACTAACTGGTCGAAAGATGGTTATGTTGGAATGTGGGATATGTTGTTTTTATCTCATAGTGTTCTTAAAAGAACATCTGATAAACCTGTTAGACCTTTTGAAGCTTGGATGGATATCGTCGATAGTTGCAAAATTGCACAAGTCGGTGATGTAGACCCAAAAGCCATCCAGCAGGAAGCCTAAACAGATTATTGGTTGAGTTGGCAATAGCCACACAAATTCCAATGAGTGAATGGGTTGACGCAGACGACATTTTGACAGCGATAGAAGTATTGGAGCAGAGGTATGGCAAGTGAAACAATCGCCTACAATAAAAAAGACCTGCGCGATATTTACAAGGCTTTCAAACTTATGGATGAACAAGCTACTGATGAAGCACGCCGTCAATCTGCTGCTCTGGCATATTTTGCATCAGAGGAAATTAAGCAATCAGCTAAAACAAGAACAAAGGCTGGCAAGGTTGCGGAGAGAGTCGCGGATGGCGTCAGCATTAAAAAGTCAAGCAAGATCGGTGAATTCAGTTATGGATTCGCACGCCAAAAATTTTCAGGTGGTGCTACTACACAAACCCTATGGGGTGGTATTGAGTTTGGTTCAAATAAATTCAAACAGTTCCCTGCATATTCTGGGCGGTCAGGTCGTGGATCTCGCGGATGGTTCATTTATCCAACCCTTCGCAGAATTCAGCCTGAATTGATTAACAAGTGGGAAGAAAGTTTTGCTCGCATTATTAAGGAATGGGTCTAATGGCAACCGGTAATCGCACATTAAAGTTATCAATCCTTGCCGATGTTGATGATTTAAAAAAGAAGTTAGGCGAAGCTGACAAGGCTGTCGAAACCAATTCAAGCAAAATTGCAGATTTTGGAAAGAAGGCTGCCGCTGCATTTGCCGTAGCTGCTGCTGCTGCCGTTGCCTATGGCACTAAATTAGCCGTTGATGGGGTCAAGGCTGCGATTGAGGATGAACAGGCACAGTTAAGGTTAGCCAATGCCCTAAGACAAGCCACAGGCGCTACTGATGCCCAAATAAAGGCAACTGAGGACATGATCCTAAAGACCTCTTTAGCGACAGGTGTTGCCGATGACAAACTTCGACCAGCCTTACAAAGATTGGCAGTATCTACAAAATCAACTGAGGAAGCTCAAAAGTTATTAACCCTTGCTTTAGATATTAGTGCTGCATCCGGTAAAGATTTAGAAACTGTTTCAAATGCTTTAGGCAGAGCCCAAGATGGTAATCAAGCATCACTTGGCAGATTAGGTCTGGGATTATCTAAGGCTGAACTTGCCACATTATCATTCACCCAAGTCCAAGCAAAACTTGCTGAATTCCCT